GGCATACTCAGAGTCCAACACAGACAGTCGAAACAGTCGCTCCCCCAAATGAAACTGTTCCTGCAAGAGTGATTGCTCCTGAGTATGATGTAGACATAGCACAGGAAGTTGTGTTCAAGCCAAACCCCGGCCCCCAAACTTCGTTCCTGAGTGCATCAGAACGAGAAGTACTATACGGTGGTGCAGCGGGTGGTGGTAAATCCTATGCTATGCTTGCTGACCCTCTTCATGGTTTGAATGATCCTAACTTTAGTGGTTTGCTTGTTCGTCATACCACTGAGGAACTCCGAGAGCTTATTCAGAAAAGCCAAGAGTTGTACCCCAAGGCAGTTCCTGGTATTAAGTGGTCCGAGCGTAAGTCTCAATGGATTAGCCCTAGAGGTGGCAGACTATGGATGTCTTATCTTGACAAAGATATGGACGTTACTCGCTACCAAGGTCAGGCTTTTAATTGGATTGGCTTCGACGAGCTTACACAATGGCCTACTCCTTATGCTTGGGATTATATGCGTTCTCGTCTACGTAGTGCTCACAGTTCCTCATTAGGCCTGTACATGCGTGGTACGACAAACCCTGGTGGTGCTGGTCATGCTTGGGTAAAGAAGATGTTCATTGACCCAGCGCCTGCAGGTCAAGCATTCTGGGCTACTAACATTGAGACAGGCGAGACTATCACGTTCCCTAAAGGTCACAGCCGTGAAGGGGAGCCACTGTTTAAGCGCAGGTTTATCCCTGCTAGTTTGTTTGACAACCCTTATCTAGCAGAGACTGGTGACTACGAAGCTATGCTTCTTTCCTTGCCAGAGCATCAACGCAAACAGTTGCTAGAAGGAAACTGGGACATTAATGAAGGCGCTGCCTTCCCCGAGTTCAACAGACGTATGCACGTCATAGAACCGTTTGACATTCCTGACTCGTGGGCTAAGTTTAGAGCCTGTGACTATGGGTACGGTTCTTATACAGGTGTACTCTGGTTCGCTGTATCTCCAAGTGAACAGCTTGTTGTGTACAGAGAGTTGTACTGCTCTAAGGTTACTGCTACAGACTTGGCAGATATGATCTTGGATGCTGAAGCTAAAGATGGTACTATTAGGTACGGCGTGTTAGACTCGTCACTCTGGCATAAAAGAGGCGATACTGGCCCATCACTAGCAGAGCAAATGAACATGAAGGGTTGTCGTTGGAGACCTTCAGATCGCTCTCGTGGCTCTAGGGTTGCAGGTAAGAACGAGATACACCGCCGATTGCAGGTGGATGAGTTCACAGAAGAGCCTCGGCTTGTGTTCTTTTCCACCTGCACCAATACTATAGCGCAGATCCCTACGATCCCGCTAGATAAGAAGAACCCTGAAGACGTTGATACGAATGCAGAAGATCACCTGTATGACGCTTTGAGGTACGGTATCATGACTAGACCACGCAGTTCTATCTGGGATTACAACCCTGCAAAACAAAACTCTGGCTTCCAGATGTCAGACCCTAACTTTGGATACTAAGTAAATGGCAGAAATCAACGATCTTTCATTCGAGACAGATGAAGTAGTGGCGGCAGAGTCTAGCACTGACAGTCTCTTTGATAATCTTAGCAGCATTGTTTCCTTTGTGGGTGAACGCTTCAAGAGAGCAGAGGATGCAAGGTTTGGTGATGAAGAACGCTGGCTGCGCTCTTATCGTAACTACCGTGGCATCTACGGACCTGAGGTGCAGTTCACGTCAAGCGAGAAGTCTAAGGTATTTGTTAAAGTCACCAAGACCAAGACGCTTGCTGCATATGGTCAGATTGTTGATGTCCTCTTCGGTAATAATAAGTTTCCTCTTTCTGTTGAGCCTTCTGTTCTTCCTGACGGAGTAGCTGAGTCTGTACACATCAATGTGGACCCTGCAGCAGGAAACGCCACAGACGCTCTGAGAGGCGCTTTTGGGCAGGAACCTCCTCGCCCCTACCTCATTGGCCCAGACACTAAACTTCAGCCTGGAGAGACCCGTACAACGCTCCAGAAGCGTCTTGGTGGTTTGGCTAATAAGTTGGCTCCTGTCAGCGATAAGATCATTGAGGGTGAAGGTACCACTCCTACCTCTGTGACTTTCCATCCCGCTATGGTTGC